CCTCACCCTTAGTCTATAGACCACCTTGTGGGCTTAGAGTCATACCACCAAAGGCAGGATTAGCAGCACGTTTGGTTGAAACATATGTATTGATCCAACGTTGTGCAGTTACATCACCATTATTAGCACGAGAAATCATCTCATTGAGTTGCTTATCTGTGCTTAGTGTGCCAGCATGACGAGCATTAGCACCACCCTCTTGCATTTGTGCAATACGAAGACGCATTTCACGATCAGCAGCAGCACGTTCTGTATCACCTTGTTCTTTGATCATGGTGAGTTCTTTAGCACCAGCTTGTTTAGCGCCACCAGTACGGGCTAATACAGCTTCAAGACCTTCACGATATTTCTGGATAACACCTTGTGGATTCTGGTCAACAGCTTGCCAGAGTGGATCGCCTTGTGGAATACCCATCTTTTCAAGGTATGGATACAATGCTTTAGGATCACCACCGGCGGCTTGTAGTGCTAATTCAGCACGACCAACCTCATTTAGTGTTGATTGAATCTGATTTGCTTGATAAGTATTACCCAACTCGATTAGAGTGTTTGCTGTCTTTTGCTTTAGATAGTTTGGATCATTTAGTAAAGCAGCTTGCTCCTCACCTTTGAGAATCTCGCCGGGCATTTGCATACCTTTGTAAAGATTCTCTAGACCCATCTTTTCTTGCTCTAAACCAGCTTGACTGCCCATAATAGCAGCAGCCAAGCCTGTACCCATGCGATAGTTAGTTAATGGTTGCATAGATCACCTATTAAGCAAAGAGTGAGTATAGTGATGTTGGTGTTACCATTGAAGATAGACCACCAATAATATCAGCGGTTGGGCTGTATTGCTGTGCATAGTTGAGTGTATTAGCAGCAGGAGAGTAGTTAGGATACTGAATGTTTCCTGCTAGACCCTTACGATAGTTAGCTAGGTTAGTTAGCTGATTCATCATCAATTGATTCTGAATTGGCAAGCCAGCAGTTCTACGACCAGCAGCAGCATTTTGTGCTAGTAGCTTCTGTAGTGCTAGTTGACGAGTCGCAACAGCTTCTGGTGAACTTAGATAAGATTCTGGATTATCATAAGTTGATTGTAGATTCTGTTGATATGCATTAGCAGCATTAGCTTGCGTATTGTATTGATTCATCTGTGTGTTATACAGATCCATCAATTGCTGACGATTTTGACGTGTTTCTGGTGCAGTTGCAGCAGCGCCAAGAGTCTTCATTAGACCTTGACCTAACTGACCATAGCCAGCTAGTTTTAGATAATCTTTTAGACCACCATCCATTTTTAGTCCTTTAGAAATATTTTCTTTAAATGTATCCCACTTAAATGCTGGTGATTCTGTAACAGCAGTTGTATCTGTTGGATTAGCAGTACCAGCATTAATCATAGCTTGTGATGGATAGTCATCAAAAGTAAATGATGTTTCACCTAGGGTATTATTCATAGCACCTAGATTTGGATTGTTTACATACATATCGGCAAGACCGAATGTATCTTTAGCACCACCACCCGCAGATGGAATATGTGGACCAGAGTAACTAATATCAGAACCAAACTGTGGTGCATTCATATCCACACCACCGGGAAGTAATTGTGGCTCAGACTGCATACCTAGTGGTACATCAGTTGTTGTTTGATTACTAGCAAATTGTAGTGGCTGTGTACCAGCATCCAAGGTTGGTTGTGTTACAGCAGGAGTTTGAACAGCAAGTGTTGGATCAACTGTTGTAGTACCGCCAACTGTTCCACCACTTAGACTTGACGCCACGTTTGGATCTACAGCACTACCAGCGATAGCATCATCAAATGCATATTCACCAGTAGCAGTTGTCGGGATAGCATCAGCCTCAGATGCAAGAGTACCGAGTTCGCCGTTTGTACCACCTTGTAAGTAACCACCGGCAGCACCAAGAGCAGCACCGCCAAGACCGCCAAACAAACCACCACGAAGATAATCAGAACGATTACCACCAGATAGTGCTGTACCTAACAGACCGGCAGTTAAACCACCAGCACCGCCGCCTAAAGCACCAGCAGCAACAGAACTTAATCCTAATCCTGCTGCGCTGCCAGCCCAAGAACCAACACCGCCAGTGACCGCACCAGATACTGCACCAGTTAAAGCACCCTTCCAAATGGCATCGCCACCACCACCTACAGTAGCACCGCCAATAGCGCCTACGGCAGCACCAATAGCCATGCCAATTGCTACGGTTTCAACACCCATATTTAATCCTTTGTTCGTTTAAACACGACTTCCTCTTCTTCATATTTAGCACGTTTTAGTAACGCATTAAAAGGATTTCGTGTTTTTGTGTGCATTCGTATTTCTGTCATGCCACCATTAAATAGATAGTCATCACAGTATTTAATAAATTTAGAAGCTAACCAGCCTTTACGATGATTAGGTTTAATGTAAAACAGAGTATTATCAGCAACAATATCATCAAGATAATTGTGATTTCGCATAAGAATAAAATAAGAATGTCCTACTAACTTATTCTTTTCATCTCGAATTGTAAATACAACTAACGCATTCATAGCTTCTAGTTGTAAGTATTTTGGTACATCTACTTTGAATGGCTTATCTGCACCATTTAATTCATCGTGATGACCCTTATACAGTGGATATGATTCCCACATAATGTCGCTGGCTTTTTCTACATCAAAGCTGTAATCTTGTAAAGACATGGTTAGTTCCTTTCTATTAGGATAGATTCTCTAGCTTATATAAAGTCTTTAAATATAAGCCTGTAATTTCATCTACAATATTTTCTAGTGCATCCACTTCTTGTGCGATTTCACTACGATTCTGTGCAATCCAAGCAACATCCTTTGTCAAGCACTCAATGCAGTCTTCTTTAGTTTCGTTGGTTAATTTAACATCACCAATCTTGCCAAAGTTGCCTTGATATGCTTCTACTAGTTTGTCAATTAGATCAATAATTTCATCGTAGAAATCACCTAATGCCATATGCTGTGCAAAAGATTTAGTACGCCAATGTTCCAGATGGGTCAAGTTACGTACAGCAAATACCTTTGCTACGAGTTCTTCAATCATAGCAGTCCTTTAATTTTGTAGGGTATATAAATATTGTACCAGTTATTTTACAATCTGTCAATAGTTATTGATTAACTTGGCTAACATTTAGTATAATACTTGGAATAGCTGGCATTACAAATGGTGTAGTCTGCGCAGCAGTAGCAGCAAAGCTTACAGATGTGTTATCAGCAGCCCATACTAACTCAAAATAATCATTAGCATTCATTGACAATTGAAAATCCCATGCTGGTACTAACACATCACTATTACTTTTAATGGTAATTTCTGTAGCAGAATCTGCAACGTTTGTACCATTAATACGAGGCCAAATCCACACTTTTACAGATGAGGAGTTTGAACTTCGCAACTGTGCAGAAAACTTAAAGTCATACTGACCTGAGTTTGCACATACAATACGTGATGTTGGACTACCCACAGTAATACCACTATGTCCATCTGTGGTATTAAATGTTATTGTCTGCGGTGTATTTGCAGCGCCAATCGCCTGTGTTGTAGTATCATAAAACGTACCATAAAACAGTCTTGGTTGTGGTAGCACACGGACAAGTAATCTACCTGTAGTGGCATTCGCTACAATGACAGCAGCCACAGCAAGGGCTAGATTAGGGATAGTGGGTTTGACTTTTGTCAACGCACCAGCAGTTGTGGGGTGTGCATACAACACATCACCAGCAGCCCAAGTTTCACCAACACTAGATCCAGTTGTATTTAAATTATTAAGATAACCAAACTGTGTAGCAAAACCTTTATCCCCATTAGCAATCTCTGCTGTAAGGATGCCCATGACATATTGTGGATCTATTGTGCCGTTGGCAATGTATTTACCAATTGTTGGCGTACCACTTGAAATACCATTAAAATAAACAAGAGTACCATTTGTTAATGTACCTCCTGTGCTATTAAGTACAGGGGGATAGTAGATTTCTTGTCCAATCTGATTAACGGCATTGCTGTAACCCATAGTCAGGTTAGCAGTACCCATTTCTGTGTTCCACGACATGCGGGAACATGGGTCATATGCAGCAGCAGTTAGATGATATTTTTCACTAGCACCACCACCTTGAATGTTTTGAAGATCATTGTGGTTTCTAGTTTCAATATCAGTAATATTTGAACCAGTAAAATTCAATGCTTTCCAAGCACCCACCCCGATTTCAACAATTGCATTCCGTAAAATACGAAACCAATCCTTCCAAGAGAAGTCGTTGAAATCAGAGTTAGGACTTGGCGGTGGTGGAATTTGAATAGCCATTATGCTTTCCAGAGTCTTAGATCAAACTCAAGCGATTCAAATCGTGCAGGAAGACCACCTGAGTATTGAAGATTGAACGCCCTGCGTCTAAAAGAACCCAAACCAACATAAAATGCACGTGGTACAAAGTTAAGAGTTCGCCAATCTGACCATGTACGATAGTCATCATCACTCCATCGAATTTGCATTGTTGTGTTAGTACCGACAAGATCAGACACCACATTTAATGACTGCATGGCTTTAATATTCATTGTGTCAAAATCATACTTTAATGTGTATGCTTCCATCACAATGTTTGTACCATCGTCTGTGCCTAATGTTGGGTCCATGTAATATAATTTACCATTAGACCCATCTTGTAATACAGCTTTCCCTGTACCATTGTCAGCAGCATTAACTACGTTGATACCTGACCATTCGTGCCACATACGTTCTTCAAGATCGTAGACAAGAGTGTGATCAGCTAAGTTAATGACGTAGAAGAAATGACCATTAGTACGAAGACCAAAACCAGTAGCATCTTTAATCGCATCGCCTTCTGCATCCAAAATACGTTCAATATATTCGTCAGAGATTTTCTTCGGTACGAAACCATCAAGCATCCATGCAGCACGACCACCGGATCTAGATTGACCAACAAACAAACAGAATTTTTCATTCTGTAAAATTGCGTATGGTGCAGCAATACCAACCTGTAATGTATATGATGTGTTACGCGCTAGTGGTGTACCAGCAGTATTACCAGCATCATAAAAGAACTCCGTACTTTCCGTACCAAACGCCACAATCATGTTGTTTTGACGCGCCAGTGCTGATAGATTATCAGGGAATTGCTCTGCTACAATAAAGTTAATTGGATTCCAAGAATAAGGATTGTCTGAATCAGAGTTATAAATATCTGCTGAGTTAGACCCATCTGTCTTCTTAAGAATTAGATATAATGAACCATCTAGGAACACGAGACTTGGCTCATGATATTTAGGCGGTGCATCATCACGGAAAACACCGAGGTTAGTCCATGTCACAGTGTTATCTACTGTGCTTTGGCCTAGCGTAATTGACCAATCCGGCGCGCTAGAGCCTGATGTACCAGCTACAGAAACACCAAATAGATAAGCAATACCACCGATTGTTACTGAAACTTGCTGTCCGATTGAATATGAATAACCAGACTGCCAGCCAGAAGCATTGTTAGTGTAACCCTTGGCTTCCCAAGAAATACCATTATCATTTACAGTCTCGCCTAAGTAGATAGGCCATGTTGGTTCTGATCCACCTGATGTACCACCATTCACTGCCTGATAGTAGAAACCATTACCAGTGGTTGGTTTTACACGATCACCAGCGACATAGGTATGACCTGACTGCCAGTTGCTTAATGTAAGTGGTACAGAAGTCACTGTGTCATCTGGCTCAATTACATATACCAAATCGCCATCAGCAATCACTAGAACATTACCTTCTGGAACAGTACCAACTTCGACAGCACATTGCCCTGTGCTAGTTGTTAATGTGCCTAGTTCTGTAGTAATACCACCATTTGTGGTTTTATAAATCTTATTACCATATACAGAATAAAAGGCGTCATTCCAGAAATGAATGCAACGCCCTTCTTGTCCAGCAGCTACTGTGGCAATAGAAGATAGACCGGGTCGCTGCACCAAAAAGATTTTCTTTTGATCACTAATTGGTGCTTTGACTGATTCTGGATAACAGTTAATAAACCGCTGGTCAGTATCTGCTGCGCCATTCCGGTTTAAAAAAGTACCGACTAATGGCACTCTTAGAGTTTTTAAAGCATTTGTTGTTTTTTCAGCAGCCATTAGTTTTCCTTATCTACCATGAACGCCAATCGCGTTGGAAGTAGAGTGAGTTTTCTTCATTACCAAAACTTAGTGCAGCTTGTTTAAATGCACCAGCCTCGGCAGCAATCATCTTGCGAGTTTCTACATCAATGTTGTAGATACCAGCAAGGCGCTGTGCTAGGCCATACATTACAGCTTCATACCATTCTTGTGGAAAGTCTGGTGTGTCAGTTGCTGAATCAAAGTCTTGAAACGGACGTTGTGCAACAAAGTAAATTACTTGTTGTCCTGCTGATGTTGAATCAGGTGTTGGAAATAGAAATACAGTTGAGTCATCACGATTAGGTTGGAAGTACAACTGAATAGGATTACCAGTTGTAGACTTGTTACCCAGAATGTTGTATTCTTGGCGTGAGATCATGCGCATTGGAATATCTACAAGACTTGATGTATTGCGATTCCATGCTTGCACTGGCTTTAGTGGTTTTGGACTATCTAAAATATAGGAAGTCTGACCAGCCACCAGTGGAATTGTATATGTAGTGAGTGCCCATAGTGGCATCCCATCTGCTTCCCATGCCTTGACCATTAAATTTAAGAATTTAGATGATTCAGCAATTTGAGTAGCAGACGGGCTTTCACCTTGTGCGATCACACCACATAGTCGTAATGCACCTTCAATCAATTCATCACGATTAATTGAAAAATTATAACTATTAGATGTGGTCATGTTAGTTCCTTATTTATGCCAGCCGTGTTCCCACAACCAAGCGTATGCACCAGCTACAAAAAGTATTGAAAGAAGACCCATAAATGTCCAACGACCAAACGCAGCGAATTGCGAGTCTAACCATTCTTTAAGTGCTTCTTTAATTATCTTTTTTTGTTCGTCTTCTGTGATTCCATCTGGCATCATGCAGTTACCTCAGCAGGTGCTTCCTCTACTGGTTGTACATAATTCGGGTCGTGCGGCCAATCCATTCTAGTAACTACCATTTGGAGTTCATCCACAGTCGTACAAGCGTCAATTGAGGCTTTTAGGGTAACAGCATAAGCCCGAACTTCTGAACGATAGGTTTTCCATGCTTCGTTCATTGGTTCGCCGGTTTCAAACGAACGGGCTGGCATATAGTCACTAGGCTGGAGAGAGGTGTAAACGATATTGTTCACTTGTTCTTTCCACACAGTTTTTAGGCCGGTAGTTTTGACCATCTTTCCAGATTCATCAGGTTCTTCTGAGTCATCTAGTTGTTTTGGGGTATTAACATAGGTCAGTTCAGCGCCATTAAGCTGTTCAGAAACCCAATAGAATCGGCCATCAGCCGGAGAGTCAGTGTCTACTACTTCCACCAAGCCAATAGCGGCCTTTTGTTCGGCAGTAGCTTGATTTAGCCATACGGCAGGGTATTGAACCCCACCGAGTTCAAAGGCAGTACCTTCGTTGACATATTTGTTAAATTCAGCATTATAAAACATATTGGCTCCTATCAACGAGCGTTAGAGTATTTGAATGGGTTTTCTGCGAAGGCGGCGAAGATGTATGTACCACCAGATGCGTTTTCTGTTCCCGATGTTCCGCGCAACTTGAAACCATTGCTTAGAAAGTCAATTGGAATATCTGTAAATTCTGCGCCACTAGAGTTCGCAATCAAATGATAGTTGGCTACGTTATACCCAATTCGTGCTTTATCATGGATAGCCCAATCGTTTACCGTGTCTGTGCGCTTTATCATGACATATGCGGGGCGGAATCCGGTGTAGATAAAACTTCCGTCAGTACTACCATTGCCGGTGTAGCTGCCGAACTTGGAATATCCTGCAATCTCGGAAAAGCAGTAGGCTACAAAGTTTGCCCCGCTTGAGTTTGTGTAGCTATTCTGGGTATAGAAAACAGTTGACGATGGATTGCTAGAACCGAACGCGCTAACATTTCTGGTAGCCGCTGTCGTGAAAATCAAAGTCGCGCCGATGCCAAGAGACTTGTGATAAATATCCCAGTTATAAGCATTGGTACGGTCTTTGACAATAATCATTGCCGGTGCAACGCCAAGCCCGTGTCCGACAGATGCGTTATTAACTCCAGTACCCGTATAAGTCACCACACTAAACCCAGCAGTAGGGTTAGCGGATACCTGTGAGGTAATAGAGCCAGCGGTGTTGGTTACTGCTGTGCCACCGGCTTTCCAGTTCCAAGAAGCGTATGTTGCAGAATCAAGACTGCCATCAAACCCATCGGATGTAAAACCATACAAATCATTATCTGCTGTTTCTGAACCTGTCGTATTTGAAGCCAATCTATTGATGGCACCACGAATTGTGTCAAACAGCTTGTGATCTTCAGCAGCAGAGCGTTTCTTAATCCATACAAAATCAGGAGCAAAGCCAAAACCAGTAATGCTTTGATTTGAACCAGTACCGCTAAATGGAACAGCGTTAAAATTAGATCCGCCCTTCTTAATAGTCGGGTCAGGCAGGTTGAATGTGTTGAGTGCTTTGAAGCCAGTTGGCGGGGTGTAGCTGAATGGGCGCTGGCCGAAGTTGGCATCAATGGTGACTACATTTGCGGCAAAGTGATACGTTGCTGGAACCATTGGGTTCGTCAGGCCTGTTGCGCTTGGGTTGGTGTTTGTTGCTGGATTGCCTGACGCAAACCAAGTACCGTTCTTGCCAAACCAGATTCTGTTGTTATCCGCATCAAATGCGACCATCAGGATGTCATTAGCAACTAGTGCGGTGCCATATGATGTGTTTACTGCATTTTGGCGTATCGTTCCAGCATCCATCCATCGCACGGTGTCTGACAATTCCCCCGGCGCAGATGTACTGGCAACACGCATCACGCCAACACCGCCGTTGTTGCCTCCTACACTACTGCCTGTAAACAGATACTCTGCATACCATTTGCCGGACGAAAGTGCGAAGGTTGAAGTCCAGCCAGAGTCCGAGTTGGTTACCGTTTTATTGGAAGTCAGGTTTCCGTTTGTGAGCGTCAGCGTTCCTGTTCCGTAAGACTGCAACGGATTCAACACACAATAATTCGCCGCAGTCGCACTTGTCAGCGTAGGCACATCCGTCATGCTATCGTAAGTAGCACCAGCGGTGGTGCTGATGTTGTTCGGTGTCCAGTTGTTACCGTTGCCTGACTTGTCGTAGGCTAGTGTGGTTGCAGAGGTGTTGTCGCTGAAGTTTAGGTAGAAACCGTTAGTGCCGTAGGTTCCGGTGTACTTTACAGGAACCCATACGCCAGTTGTTGCGTCAGTCTGGCCGAACGATGAAGGTGTGAGTGCCTGGCCGTCGATGTTATTAAACTCGGCCAAGTAGCAGTCATTAAACCAGCTTCCAGAAGTTCTTGCGCCTATGTATGCTGGTTGCGCTCTGTTCCAATCTGTGTCGTAGTTTAACGATGGAGCATTATTGCTTCCTGCTTGCTGAACATTGTTAATATAAAGCTTCATCCTGTCTGTGCTAGTTGCTTGCGTTGTGTCAACAGCCACGACAACATGATACCAAGCAGACGGGTCTCTAAATACTGCGCTTGTGTCAAAGTAATAAGGAGAACCACCAGCGGCCAAATTTAGTCGCAACACATCCGATGATGCTAAATAGTTAAGTTCTGTATAAGTGGAACCGTTGTTTGAACTAAAAATAATTTGCTCAGTTCCCGTTGCCAGCCTACCCCGCTTTATCCAAAAACTAACAGTCCAAGTGCGTCGATTTGTCGTGCTCGCCGGAGTCCTGCTCAAATACGCACTAGCACTTGAGCGAAAGCGCAGCGAACGGTCAATGTTATAACCGCCAGATTCAATGGCATTGCTGTTAGCAAGAAGGCTCATGCCAAGGCTCCAGAAGCAGTAACGTAGGCATTAGTGCCGTTATCAAAATATGAGAGCAGGTATGTACCAGCAGCACTAATAGTCGATAACGTACTAGCACCAACTTTAGTCGTAGCGGCAGCGGTAATTGCATAACCACCAGTGTTAACCAGCAGTACATAACCACTCTGACCGGCGGTGTGGTTAGTAAAGGTTAGTGCAAACGTTCCAGTAGGTGTGCATACAAAGTTGTTGGTAACTGATTGGTCAAATGAACCGTCATTGTCAGTCGTTACTGTACCCCGTTGGCTTGCTGTAAACGTCTGCGCTACATCTGTTTTAGCTGTGTCAACATCGTATCCTTGAACAGTTACACCAATACTACCAACAGCTAAGTATAAAGTATCAAAGTATGTTTTAAGAGTAGCTTTGACGTTTGCCCAAGTAAGTTTCTTTAGAACATTACTAGCTTCACTATCCACTAGTGCTAATAAGTCTGCATCTACCGGAGTTGCTTTACTTGGAGCAGCGACAATCATCGCGGTTTCAATTTTATCTGTGTTTAGATTTGTTAAGTTAGAATCCATCTCATTATTAGTGAGTGGACTCCCCTTACCTGCTCTTGTAATAATTGTGGTCAATTTATGACTCCATGTATGATTTTAAGTAATCAATAGCATTTGCCAAAATAACAACATTATCTTTAGAACGTCCAAGCATATTATTACAATTTGTACATAATAAACCACGAACTTGTCCAGTAGCATGACAATGATCTACTGCTAAATTGCGTGGTTGATTTGTTCTGTTATCTATAGCAATTTCTGGTTGTTTACAAATTCCACAAACCCCATGTTGTTTTTGTAAGAGTTCATTATATGCATCTAATGAAATTCCATACATTTTTAGATAACGGTAATTGCGTTTTTGATCTTTATACTTATCTGTTTTATAATATCGTTGCAATTGTGCTTTGGCTTTCTCAGGATGGTTTTTACGCCATCTCTGAGTAGCTTCACATTGTTTTATTCTGGCTCTTTCTTTTTTATCAACCAACCGAAATAACCCATGTAATAGTCATTTCATCGCCACTACCCTTGTTAATAACTGAGTAAGTAGTGCGTGATAGCATTGTGCCAACTGAAGCAGCATTAAAAATACCAGCTTCTGTTAAAGCACCAGTACCAGTACCAGCAGGGAATGTAGCAACATATGTTACTGTGTTAGTTGATGCAGTACCGCCTGAGACAGTAGTAGCAACACGAGCAACTTCAGCACCTAGTGTAGTGTTACCTACAACTGGTGATGTAGCATCCGTACCAACGGCAATCCAGCCCATTACGTTTGCGGTAGCACCTGCCATGCGTGATGCAATCCAGTTTTTACCAGCAGTAACAACTAGGTTTTTTTCTAGAAGATCGACTTTAACTTCACCAGTTAATGCATCTTTAATAACGATATGTAGATCGCCTTTGATTGGAAAATTTTCATTAATCATATTAATTCCTTAAAATGTGTATATTGAACCAACGTAATTATTTCCTAAGAAATACGTGGCATCAATATAGTCTGCGTTAAATATAGACCCGCCAGAGTCAATAGCATTGATAGTATCAAACATTTCTTCAATCTGTTTTTGTACAATATTGAAAGACTCATTTAATGTAATAGTATCAGCTAGACTTGGTTTTGTTACAAATGATAATGTATCTGTTGGTGCATTTACTGTATCATTAACAGTACGTGCATATTTAACAGTACGTGAATATGTATCTACAGCGGTTGTTGCATCACTTAGTGCTTTTAATAATGCATTAGCTTGTGATTCTGTGATTGTTGTACTATCATTAAATGTACGTACAAACCTACGAACAACATTTACTGTTTCAAATAGTGTAAATGTATCAGCAATAGCGCCAGTATTAAATGCAACACTAATTGCTTCTTCTAAATTATCAACAGCATCTGTAAATTGACGTTGCCAATTCATGACTATGCTAAATGCAGAATAGTCAATCATGTAGTCTTCTAAAAAATATCCACTTAGAGGTACAATATAATCTAGTAAATCTTCTGTATCTGTTGGTCCAACAGTGTCAAAGAAACCTTGTGTATAGATAAAATCATCTGTAGGTCTTGGTCGTGTAAACGGAACTGTAATTCTGTCTTGACGTGCCTTAACAAAATCCTGTGGTTGCCGCATCTCAAAGTCAGCAGGACATACAATCAGCCCATCCCAACGTTGTTTTGCTTCACTCGCTTTGATTTTTTTACCGCACGAGTCACAGATTACATTCCAGCCACCTGAGACATAATAGTTCCTAGGCATGATTAGCCACCAAAGTAGACGATGTACCCCGCACCAGTACCAGTTACGTCAGCATAGATACCTTCTGAAGCACGAACTGGATTTGTAAATACCACTTCCTCAGTAGTTTTTAGGGAAGCAGCACCAATAGAAACCTTTGCTAGAACAGTACCACTTGCAGCACTAGCATTGTCGTATAGAACGACACTACAAGCGTTTGTGCCATCACTGTGTAGAGTTACTGCGTTTACGCGATTAACTCCGGTAGCGATTACGGCATCAGCAGTCTTAAGACCACTTGAATAAGATGAAGCCATATTTTCACTCTCCTGAATGATCAAATAAAATAGGGGAAGAATACTGCAATAGATTACAATAAACTCCCCCTATGGAATGCTGTGTCAACAGCTTGAGCACAGCGAATTACAACTTACTAATTATTATTAGTAGCCTTGACCAACTGGAACAACCCAGTAGTCAACAATAACTGTTACTGTGTTAGTTAGTGTTGCACTAGCCTTTAAGTAAACAGTTTTATCAGCAGTTAGTGTTGTACCAACGGCTGAACCGGCAGCAGCACCTACGGTGTCGAAGCCAGTTGAGTTTGGTGCATATGAACTAGCTAGATCAGTACCACCGCTGGTGAAACCAACGTTGACTGTCTGTGTAGTATTAGCACCAGCACTGATGAAATAAACACCAGCAATAAATGCATCTTTGGGTAGACCGAAAGCGGCAAAACCTGTGCTACCATCACCGGCTACGAGTTGACCTACTTTTGATAGTTTCTCGCGTGCTGGTGGAGTAATAGTGGTAACGCCTTGAGGTCCGATAATACCTACGCCCATTTTAATCTCCTATAAAAATTTCTAATAAGGAGGACAAGCCTCCCCAGAAGATTAAAGTCCTCAGGCCCCGGCTGAACCGTAGATAGCGCGTGGATCTGACCAGCCGAATGAGTAACGAGCAGTAGCCTTGAACTTAGCGTTCTCGGTGTCGAAATCGTTATCCATTTCAAATTGGTCGGCACGGCGTTCAAAGTACTTGAGGCCATCCTTAACATTGGTGCGGATGAACCATGCATCAGCATCAGTGAAGTAGTGGTTTACAGTAACGTCCTTGAAGATGCTCATATCTTTGATGGCGTTTGGATCGTTTAGATCAGTACCTACACGACCATTTGCACCAAGGATACGATGGGCTTCAAATTGTTGCTGATAAGGAATAACTAATTGCTGTGGTTTAGCAGCAATTAGTAGACCACGATCATCACGGAAACCAGCGATATCGATAACGGCTTGCTCTAAAGCAGCTTCTGATAGATCTGAAGCAGTAGCAATTTGGTTTGACCAAGTGCCGCCAGCAACGTTAGCGTGGCTTGTTGAGATTAGAGTTGAGCCGTCACCACCAGTGTAACCGGCTGTGAAAGCGCGGTTGTAGATGTTAGCGCCGTTGATTTCTTTGGTTTGACGCATTGAACGGGCTAGAGCCTTAGCCTTCTGAGCGCCAACCTTACCGTATAGGTCATCTTCGTAAATTTCACGAGTAATGATGAAACCTAGAGCGTATACAACGTGGTTGTAACGTGATGTGAAGCCTTGACGCTCGGTATCGTACTGAATTGGAGCGCCTTCAGCCTTAACAGCGGCTAGGCCAAAGCTTGAGAGACCTAGATCTTCTTCGTATGCACGATCAGATGTGTTCTTCTCGAATAGCTGTTCCCATTCTACTGGATAGTCATCATATTCCTTACCGTAGACTGAGTTTAGACCGGGCCATAGTAGTTTCGCAAAACTTGAACTAGTAATTACGCCTGACATTTAATTATCCTTTCCTATTAAACACCGGCTGTGCCAGTGCCACCCTTAAACTGGGAGTTATTTAGCTGGACTAGAACCTTAGTTGCAGCACCAGTTGATTCATTGCCAACACGTTGTGAAGTGCCAACGATCTTGAATGGTAGAGTAGCAGTTGTACCCTTGTCACCGCAGTCTAGTGAGTAGCCTGAGTTACCAGTTGTGGTTGAGCCTGAGCCAGCATATAGGTTAGCATTTTGACCAATGTCAGTAGCAGCGAATGAGTAGCTTGAACCGCCGTTAGTAGCTTCTACTTCATAGATAACGTCAGTTGCGTCAGCGACTAGAACGTATTGAGCAGTTGAAGCAGGACGATACTGAGGAGTATCTAGAGCGATTGAACCAGCAGTCATCTTGCCAGTAATTGGATCTAGCTTAGTGTTGATGATACCAACAACAACGCCAACAGCAGCAGCGCCTGTACCGGCAGTACCGGCAGTAGCGGCTGTAACTTGTGGGTAGCCATCTGCATTACCATCAGCAGCTAGTTTAACAACGTCACCAACGAATAGGGCTGTGCTATCGGTAGCTGGAACGAAGTATGCGTTGGCTTGACCATTGTATGGGGAGCCATTAACGTGCTTAACAGGACGGAACCCGTTAATCTTTGAAACGTTTGCCATTTGTTTCCTTTCAGAAATTAGTTAAAGCGCCCCCAAAAGTTTATTTGTCGCGGCTAGTTTTAATTGAGCCGTACATACCTTTGGAAGCAGATTTTTTCATGGCTTCCTCGATTTCATCGTTATGTCGCTGTTTGGCGGCTTGGTCTTCATCGTACCATTCCTTTTTCTGCCGCATCAAATATGAGACAGTGCCGTCCTTGCTAATAACTTTTTTCGCGGAGCCGGGTTGAGTTGCATCTGTGACACGTGCATCGCCCACAATCAAGTTATCGTCTTCAACGATCTCGTAACCAGCTTGCTTTAGCTGATCGATACGAGAACCAGTATCGTTGACAAATCGATAAACATAGTTGGGATCTTTTTCCCCTGAGATTGCTTGTGGACCCCTTTGAAAAAGGGGCTTACGTGTTACACGTTTTTCTACTTTTTGATTACTCATCTATTGAATCCTTTTCTAAATATTCTGCTGCCAGTCTTAAGACAGTTACATTATCATTTAATAAACCAATTGCTGTGTTGCACTTTCTACATAACAAACCACGAATTTTGTTTGTTGTGTGACAATGATCAACATTAGCAATTAAATGTGTTTGATCTTTAGTTCCAAATAGAATTAAAGATTGCTTACAAATGGCACAACAACCATTTTGTTGTTCAAACATATTGACATAATGTTCGTATGTTATCCCATACACTTGTTTTAACCACTGTTCCCTACATTTAATTGGATTATTTTGTTTCCAAGTTTTAGATGCTTTGTTTTTCTTTTCTTTACAAACTTTGTTTGCATAGAATCTATTACAAGCTGAACAATGACATGTAAGTCCGTCTGGTCTTCGTTTATCTTTATAAAACTCAGATTTTGGTTTTATTTCCTTACATCGGGTACATATTTTCATGCGACTCCGCGCATACGCTTAATTTCAGCGATGTACTCTTCCTTTGTAAGAATCCCCTGCCTGACAAAAGTATTCATTGCTTTACGTTCATCATCAGAGAGTTCAATAGTTTCCTTTTTGGAACTTGTTGCTGTGCTACCACCCTCGACAGCAGAAGGTTTAGTCCGATTTGGATTCTCAAATTTGTCTTTGAATGTTTTCTTGACCTGTTGAGAAACATACTCTAAAACAACGTCTGGTTCCATGCCGGGATTAGCCTGTGCATAACCTAGACCTAGAGTATCGGCAAACTGACGCATCTCAGCATCTTTCGCATACCACGAATTCTTTTCCTGCCATGCAGTAAATCGTGGATCGATTTGATTCTTAGCCTGTTCAGCTTGTTGTTGATTTAGAACTTCACGTGCCTTCTGTTCAGCTTTTAGATCTGTTAGAAGTTCAGTTGTCTTAAGATATTCATCAGAGTTACCTTCTTCAAGGTGCTTCTTCTGTAAACTCTTGAGTTCTGTTACTGCACGATTAAATTCAGTTTCTTTTACTTTAGAGTGATGCTCCTGTAACATCTTAAGGGCTTTTTTAGTTTCCTTAAGTTCTTTGCCAAGAGTATCGATCTTCCCGAATAGTTCACCACGCTCTACGAATTCTTTCGCAGGACGCCATTTACCTTCATCACCTTCAAATTCCTCTTTGGGCTTCCAGCCTTGT